AAGGCAATGTGGGTGCTATCCAGTCATTTGGTATGCAATTCAAACCTTATAACGGTAGCAAGTATCAAGCAGGATCAAAGGCAACAGACTCCTGGCATGTTAATAGTGAGCAACAGAGTGTGGGAAGATACACTCAGGTTTATACAGGTGGATCCATTGTCTCTATGCATGGGACATTGCAAGCAAGTCCAGAGCAGTTTGGAGGACATATTAGGTCAGAGAATAATAGATTTATGCCCAATATCCCTGGTGGATATATCGACACAGGGTATATTCCAGAGGCACTCACTGAGTATGAGCAGTATCAAAAACCCACACACCTTTACAGGAAACTAACTGGTTGCTATAATAATCTTCTTGAGAGTTTTCTAGTCACTAAATTCGATGGTCTCGATCTTATTGGCGCAGGAGACATCAAGGATCTAGCACCTACAGCATTTGCCAAGACATATCAACCCTGGTATGAGGTAGGTATTGCATCTAGAGGATCAGGGTATGAGAATGTTATCAGCACCCAGTGGACTAATGGTCCTAGTATTCAAGATTACTATGCACCTTGCACATTCATCCATGATTATGTCCTAGATGGTGATGCATTAGAGGGTGCAGGAAACGTTAGTGTTGCTGCTAAGATTAGGGTTGGTATTACTTTCTACCCATCCAGAGTCCCAACAGGACAAACAAGTAGGACTAGATACTACTGGCAGGCAGTCATCAATGTTATTCAGGTGATCTATGCTGGTGAAGGTTATCAGGAAGGCATGGCATTTGATTTGCAATGGCCACCTAATCGTCGTGAGGATGATGAGAATACCTCAGCAACTCCTTACTATCCCGACTACCAAAGCAACTTCAGACTTCCTAAGAAGAAACTTGTTGGATGGTATGAGGATGATAAGATGGCAAGGCGGGTTGCTAAGGAGGCTATATACCAAGAGTCTCACAACACAAACTCACCCGTCTGGTATTTCTGCTCTGACAGAAATCGTGATAGACTAAAGTTTAGAATTATCATTACACAAGCGAGCTAAGTATGGCAGGTTTTGGAAAGAAGAGTGACTCTGCAGCGGAGAGATCCCTGGAGAAGTCCACTCGTGAGTTGCGGATGCTCCGTAAGGTCATCGAGCAATACAAGGATGACCCTAAAGGTCGTGCCAAGATGATGAAGAAGATGAAAAGGTATTGGAGTAGCAACGTCGCTACCATCAAGAATCTTGACTATCAACCTAAGGGTGCGGCATGGCGTCCTGATCAACAACTGATCGAAGACCTGGAAGGGTTGACGCAAGATGTTAAGAGTCTTGAAGATCCTCGTGAAACCGAAGGAGATTCTATAGATAATCTTACGGAAGCAGATATGTCTGCAATCCGTGATATGCTATCTAAAGATTCGGGAGAAGCAAATGATCAATCTGGACCAGAGATACCTGGAGTATCTGAAGGGGCAGAAGAAACTCAGGATTGATGGTCTAGAAGAAACTGTCAAGGCATATGGTTGGTCCTGTGATGGAAACAACATCATTGGATACTATGTCTTGACAGAAAATTATAAACTCCATTATAATATGGAGGAAACATTCATTAAGATGGAGGCACGGACTCCTTAAGGAGAGGTGGTCGAGTGGTTGATGGCTCTGGTCTTGAAAACCAGCGATGTGAAAGCATCCGTGGGTTCGAATCCCACCCTCTCCGTGGTCCACACCTAACATTACAATGAAGATTTTCCTGGACACAGCAGACTACAATGCCATTGCCGAGCGTTATGCTACGGGTCTGGTAGATGGAGTCACTACTAATCCTACCCTGGTCCGAAAGGCAGGAGTAGATTATCTTGAATTCATTAAGACTCTTGCAAGAGATTTTGCTTTTGAAAGCATTTCTGCAGAGGTTGATGGTGAGCACTACTCACAGATGCTTGAGAATGCTAATCAGTTTCTTGATATCGATCCATCAATTACAATTAAACTTCCCCTCACCAAGGATGGTCTGATCGCATGTCGCGACCTTGCCCTGGGAGGTATTAAGACTAACGTTACTCTCTGCTTCTCTGCTGCTCAGGCAGTGATGGCAGCGAAGGCAGGTGCCACTTACATCTCTCCTTTCGTAGGACGGATGAATGATAATTCTTTCAGTGGTGTTGAGCTGGTCCGTGCTATCGGCGGACTGTATCGTGCTCACGGTGTGGAAACCCAGGTGCTCGCAGCCAGTTTGCGAGATGTCCACCATGTGTCCCGCTGCCTGCTGTATGGTGCTAACGTAGTCACGTTGCCACCGCAGGTCTTCGACAAGATGTATGATCACGTCCTCACGGATGCTGGTCTCGCTATCTTCGAGAAAGACTTCCAGCAACTGTCACAAGGTTGACACGTTTCGACTTTGTGGTATTATATATACTGAGTCGTAACACAGTTTACGATTTGTAACACAAGAGATCCCTCAACTACTCGGATCTATGCTACAATACACAAGCGATCGGGACAACCCGATCCTCCATCTGCGGGTAACCATTCCGCAAGTAACTCTAAAGGTAAAACAACAATGATCAAAACCGCATTCGCAGCCGCTGCTGCTCTCGCTTTCGCTCCTGCAGCTGCCCTTGCAGGTCCCTACGTCAACGTGGAGGCAAACTCTGGTTGGACGGGCTCCAACTATGGTGGCACCGCTATCGACAACCACATTGGTTATGAAGGTCCTCTGGGTGAAGATGCTTCTTACTACGCTCAGGTCGGTGCTACCGTCCTTCTTCCTGATGGTGGCGAATCCAAGTGGGTCCCCTCTGGTAAAGCAGGCGTTGGCGTTTCTCTGACTGATGCTCTCGGCGCATACGGCGAAGTCTCCTTCGTTGGCAGCGGTGAGTCTGGTGTGGACCGTGGTTACGGTGCTAAGGCAGGTCTGAAGTATTCCTTCTGATCACCTATATAATTCAGAAGCGGAATCTGATGCTTTGGGATCCTTCGGGATCCCTTTTTTTCTCTCTACTTTTATAACTATGGCAAGCGCACCAAGAGCAACAGCAATTTATTCTCGTCCTGGTTGTCCCTTCTGCACAAAAATTAAAGAGGTTTACAAGTCTAAGGGTTGGGGTTATAGTGAGTATGTCCTCGGGACCAACTTCACCAGAGAGCAATTCTATGCTGAGTTTGGTCAAAACTCTACCTTCCCTCAGGTCATCATTGGTGGTCGGAAGATGGGTGGATGCACCGAGACTGTTAAATACCTGCGTGAGCAACAACTTCTTTGATGAAAGACACTTCACTAACTGAGCTGTATGAGATCGTTGATCGTGCTATCGATGAAGCGATGATCAACGATCGATATCTCTTTAAGATGTATGACTATTTGAAACTCGGTAAGTGGACTCGTCGTGAGACGAATGAATTTATTGAATCAACTTCTGCTGCACAGATCTCTTTCATTGTGGAAGAGTTGAGAGCATACATTAAAGGGGGAGACAAGACCATCCGTGAGGCATACGGACACCTTGGTAAACCCAAGGCAAGGAAACTAGAGAAGTATCTCTATGCAATCCTTGAGGACGCTTGGAAGTATCACGCAGAGCGTAGACCTGGACGCAAGAAGAAAGTGTCTAAATAATTACACATAAGGAGAGGCGTTATGGCAGACCTAAGTTTTCTATACATCGCTTTCTTCCTCACAATCGGATCATTCCTCTTGGGACTCATCGCAGCATGGAATCTCAAGGGGATTTTTGATGAGTGGAAGGACCGTGCTGAGTATGCTGCAGTAGTAATGCATCCTGAGATGCAATCTGAAGATGGATACGTTGACCCAGCAGACCTTTTATACTTGCGGATCACAGACGAAGATGATATGATTGATGATGAAGATGATTGAGGTCTGATGATCCTTGTCGATATGAATCAGGTTTGCATTAGCAACCTGATGGTTTCACTAGCACACACTGCTGACATCAGCGAGGGACTGGTCCGTCACATGGTCTTAAACTCACTTCGATCCTATCGGAGTAAGTTTTACAAAGATTATGGCGAGCTAGTCCTTTGCTATGACAGCAAGCACTACTGGCGACGGAAAGAGTTTCCTCACTACAAGGGGACTCGTAAGAAAGATCGAGAGAAGTCCAATCTAGATTGGCATGAGATCTTTGAGGTCCTGAATAAGATTCGGGACGAGATTCGTGAGCACCTCCCTTACAAAGTTGTTGAGGTTGATGGTGCTGAAGCAGATGACATCATTGCCACACTGGTAAAGGATCAAGGTCTTGCTAACATTAGGTTGCAGAATAATATGCAACCACCAAGCAAAGTCCTCATCCTATCTGGTGACAAGGACTTCCAACAACTTCAGAAGTATAGGTTTGTTGATCAATACAATCCTATTCAGAAGAAGTTTGTCCAGTGTGAAGATCCTAAGATGTATATCGCTGAGCACATCCTGAAGGGTGATCGCTCTGATGGTATCCCTAACTTCCTGTCTGATGATGACACCTTTGTTGCTGGCAAACGTCAGCGACCTATGTCAAAGATCAAACTTGCACGTTGGGTGGATCAATCACCTGAGATGTTTACTGATGACATCACCCTTAAAAACTATTACCGTAATCAGAAACTAATTGACTTTGAATTTATTCCAAAGGAGGTTAGTGACAACATCATAAATACGTTTGAGAATACAGAGACCCCAGCACGGGGCAAAATGTATCCCTATTTCATGCGACATGCGTTGAATGAAATGCTTGACCACATTACTGAATTTTAGAAATGAGACTGATGATTTCTGAGGTGCTGCAAAAAGCACACTCCGCCAAGACAAAGGCAGCAAAGATTAAAATCCTGCAGGAGAATAACACTCCTACCCTTCGCTCCATCTTCATCATTAACTTCGACGAGAGCATCGTGCCTCGCGTCCCTCTGGGTGAAGATGTCCCTTACCGTCCTAACGAGGCTCCTAAGGGCACAGAGCACACTCTCCTGGAGCAAGAGAGCAAGAAACTCTATCGCTTCTTCAAGGGTGGTGACGATCGTCTCCCTCAGATGAAGGTAGAGAATATGTTTATTCAGATGCTGGAGGGACTGCATGAAAGTGAGGCAGAAGTCCTGGTGAAAGCAGTGAATAAGTCTCTGCATAAGAAGTATCGTATTACCCTCTCTGTAGTGAAGGAAGCATTCCCCAGCATTGAGTGGGGTGGTCGAGGTTGAAATTTATAGCAAAAGATTGTGATCCATCCGCTGCACAAGACAGATCTCTACCATACACTGCATACCTAGTTGAGTATATGCAAGATGGTAGTACAAGATTTGATCTTGTGTATGGAAACAAGCAATCTGAAATCTTTGATTACTATTGGGATAACTATCGTAACGATTTTGTTACCATGTATCAGTCGGAAGGTAGAGTGAATCCAAAGTTGTGGAATAATCCTAACGAGAAGAAAAAGAAATGACACAAGACGATGTTTACTTCAATGCCAAGTCTGCATTCGAGCAAAAAATGCAAGACATCGCTGCAAAAGCAGAGGCAGATGAAGAGGAAAAAGAAAAGCAACAAAACATTATGACAGGTGCAGCAGCACTGGGATTCCTTGTGGGAATGTTGTGTTATCCTGTCATTCTTCTGCTACTATGGAATTGGTTAATGCCTGGTCTGTTTGGTTTTGCAACCATCGGATATTTCAAGGCAGCAGCACTTATTATTATTGGGAGGATTCTTTTTAAGCATGACTGATATTCGTCCTGAGGTTGCATCTGCAAAGGTCTGCCTCATTTCTGTGACTCCTGATGCGGAGAAGACCATGGGTTATGTTGCTCGTGTAAGCAACCCCAACAATCAGGACAACCCTAAGGTTGCTGGTCTTCTAAAGTATTGCATCAAGCATGGGCACTGGTCTGTGTTTGAGCAAGCATTCATGACCCTGGAGATCAACACTACCAGGGGTATCGCAGCTCAAATCCTGCGCCATAGGTCCTTCACATATCAAGAGTTCTCTCAACGGTATGCTGATAGCAATCTGCTGATGGGTGATGGTCACATCCCCGTCCCCGATCTTCGCTCTCAGGATCACAAGAATCGTCAGAATAGTATTGATGATATCAGTGGTGAGCAGAAAGCATTCTTGCAGGGTCGTATCCATCAATACTTTGTTGAAGGTATGGATCTCTACAATGAATTGCTGCGTGAGGGTG